AGCCCCGGTGCTATACTATGTAGGCAGTTTGCAGCTGTGGCGGAATTGGCAGACGCGTATGATTCAGGTTCATATCCATGTACTTGGGTGGGGGTTCAAGTCCCCCCAGCTGCATCAAAATTGTAAAACATGAGGTCGCAACCCTATTGGGCAGGCGGCTTTTTTGTTTGCCTTTTTTATTGCCATCCCTTTCCACTTACAGTAAAATGTACCTATAATCAATACAAAAGGGAGACTCTTCCATGAAACATAAGAAAATAATCCTTGCCTTATATATCCTGTTTACTTCTTCCGTTCTTCTGCCGGTGATGTAACGCTGGGAAGTGATTTGGTAAACCAGAATTCCTCCCGGAATTTCTACAAAATGTATGACAGCGTGCAGGACGACTCCTATTTTCTTTCCAATGTCCTTCCGTACTTTGCGGAGGATGACCTGACCCTGGTAAACTTAGAAGGTGTACTTTCCACCCGGGGCGAGCGCCTGGATAAAACCTTTGCGTTCCGCGGAGACCCTTCCTATGTCAATATTTTAACCGAAGGAAGCGTGGAAGCGGTTTGTTTAGCCAACAACCACAGCCACGACTACGGGCAGACCAGTCATGAAGATACCAAAGAAATTTTAAAAAATGCAGGCATTGCCTACTCCTGTGATGACCTGATTGCTTATACCACCGTCAAAGGCATCAAAATCGCCATGATTTCTATTTATTACCGTCCTCTCGGCATAGACGGTTCTAAGGCACTTCTCGACAAAACCATCGCAGAGGCAAAGCGCATTATGGATAAGTTAAATTCCTACTGTTCTTCCTACGGACTTTCCTTTGAGTGTGCAGAAGAATCCCGTTATATTCCCGGTTTTCTTATCACAGAAGAATAAATTGTAGATTTTTTTCAAAAAAATTCAAATTAGGTATTTACAAACAAAAAATTATAGTATATAATATCAAAGTGCTCGAGAGAGTACACCGCTTGCAAAAGCAAGATGCGGGAGTGCTGGAATTGGCAGACAGGCATGACTAAGGATCATGTGTCGGATTGACGTGCGGGTTCAAGTCCCGCCTTCCGCACTAAATGGCGCAAATTTGAACCCGCTATATTTTTTCAAAAAAGTATTTGCGGTCGTTGTAAAATTCGCCAAATGTGAATAATATAAAAGCGTCAGGGTTTAGGCTCTGGCGCTTTTATTATGCTCTCAAATCGCCTCCAGAACGTAAAAAAGGCGCCCACCCGGTAAAATGTCGGGCGAGCGTCTTTTTGTTTGTTTCTGGCCTTGCTGGGGCTATTCTGTGGCCGTTTCTGAAGGTTTGGCTGTCATTGCTTCGGCCTGAGCCTGCGCGACGGCCGTCTGAGCCACGGTAGCAGCTACCGAAGCGGCTGCGGTGGCCGCGGTGGTTGCGATCTGTGTCTGCTTTTCTTCTACGGCAGCAGGAGCCGTCTTTTTATCTTCGCGCACAAGAGTCTCGATTGTAGCCTCGAGCCATTTGTCAAAATCTCCGTAAGCCTCAGCGATCGCCTTTTTGGCCTCGTCTGTAATTAAGGCCGTCGCTGTGTCTTTTGCTTTCTGCAATGCCACGAGCTGCGCCTCTTTGTCAAATTTGCCCTGCGCCTTTAATGTATCGACGTAAGTCTGGAAGGTTGTCTGTACCGCTTTTCCCACGACTTCGCTCGCAAGATCCACATATTTGCGGACGGTAGCGTCTCCAATATTTGCAGTAATTTCCTGCGTCTTTTTACGCAGCCATGCAACCGCGAAGCTGGAAACAGCCACCAGAAGTGGCAGCACAACTACAGTCATTAAGGTGTTGAGAGTTCCCTGATCCATTTTGTGTACCTCCTTATGCTAATTCGAGATCGCTCAGATTTACCCAGCTTGTGATCTCTTTCAAGAGAGCGCGCTCTCCGCTGATTTTCTGAACGGTGTATTTTTTAGTTTTTACCCAACTTGGGATCGTCTGGCCGGTTGCGTACTTTTTGGCCGTGCTTTTTACTTTTACAGTCTTACCAACTGCAATAGCGCCGCCAGAAGCAGCAGCACCGGAAATGTCTGCGGCGTCAGTCCAACCGTGAACGGTAGAGCCTCCACCGGCTACGGCTTTTAAGCAGTATGGGTGAGGTTTGCCCGGGCTGAGCTGTGTCACTTTTGCTTTTCCCGGTTTGCAGCTCTTAGCTTTGCCGCCTGCGTAGCTGCTTGTATAGTGAGTTTTGCCGGTGAAGTTTACCACGTCGCCCACCTTGTACGCCAACTTTTCGTCGTCGTTTTCTTTTACCTCTGGAGCAACTGCCTGCTCTTTGTATTTAGGTACTCCGTAGCCTCTAATATAGCGAGCATTTACCGCAATATTGCGATAACCGACTTTGTTGCTGATATTGCCCTCGATCACTTTAATAGTGGAGCCGCTAACACTCACAACAATGCCGACATGTTCCGGCCAGCCGGTATTGTTGCCAGCGCCCGAGTCGTCCCAGTCGTAGAAAATGTAATCACCAGCCTGCGGCTTGTAGGCGTCGTTTTCCTGCCATGCGCCGAGCTTCTGGAATAATGCGATCATTTGGCCGCAGCCGCACTCTGTCGGGATAATGTCGGTCATGCCGCATTTAATAGCCATAGCAGAGGCAAAAGTGGCGCACCATGCGTCTGTGTATTTCACCTTATAGCTGCGGGCGAGTGGTTTGTGGCTGTTGTAAATGTCGATAATTTTCTTGTGACTGCCGTCTGCTTCATTGCAACCCAGAAACGAAACGGCCATGTTTACGATTTTTTGTCTCATGGTATTACCTCCCTTGTTGATAGTCGAAGTGGCTCCGGCGGCGTATTTGTTGTAGTACCCCAGTCCGTAGCCCGCGCGTTTTTCTTTCACGCTGGCTCCCTGATTGGCCGGGCGTTCGTACTTTGTCAAAACGGCGTCAGAGGCTTCCTGCACGCTTGTGGCGTTTTTTAAGATTTTCAAAACGGCGGTATAATTTTCGCTGAGCTCTTTGTATAAAAAATCGAGCTGAGCGTCGAGGTCGCCGATCGAAGTCTTTGCAGCTTTTACATATTTGAGGAGCGCCTGCTTGCGGCTCCAGTAGGTCCATTGCGCCAAACCGTAGCCGGCCGAGTCAAAAACAAAATTGTTATATTTGCCATTGTCTACGGCCGCGGTGTAGCTTTCGTCTGTGTAGCTGAGCTTTTTCTCGTGGGTATTCTGCAGGTTTTTGGGATTTAACCCGCTCTCTGCGTACAAATTACCCATAAGGCCAGCCACGCCAAAGTCGTTGAGGCCTTTGCTTTTTAAAAAGCTCCAGATTTTTGACTCATTTGTCATGGTGTCGCCTCCTTAAAAAGAGCCCGGATCGTCCAATCCGAGCTCTGTCTCATTCTGTTGTAGTTCGAGTTCCTTTTCTTTGCGCACAATATCGAGCTTGATCTGGTTTTCTGCCTTAGCTTTCCAGAAATAAAAGCCAGTAGCAGCCGACAGCTCGGTGAAGATCCCCGGGATAATATACGCCAGCGGCGTTGTGTCCCCGGTTTTCCACATGAGCACAAAAGAAAAGGCCACGATCGCAGCGGTGGCAAGCGCCACCGTCCGCAATATGGTCTTTGAAAATTCTTTCTTAGGTCTCCGCATGTATTCGGCTCCTTTCCATTTGGATATTGTGCTCACGCTCAAGGTGCTCGTCAATGCGGTTGTGTGCGCTTTTGGCAGACTCGTGAGCTCTGCCTGCTGTATTGCTGATCCCCGAGAGCTGGTTGCTTATTTCGTCAATTCGTCCCTCGAGGCGCTGCACGTCTCTGTTGAGCTGTCCCTCAATACGGCCGACGCTTTCTTTTATGTAGCGGAGATCTGTCTCCAGAGCCCCGGCGCTGCGGCCGTCTGATTTGCTGGCCGACTGTCTGCCAACATAAAAGGTGGCAATCGAAAGACAGCACCCAACAACGGCAATAACAAGGCTAATGTCTGTCATTGGTTCCCTCCTTCCTCGAAAACGCCGGCGCTTTTCAGTCTGTCGAGCATGAGCTCGTTTTCAGCCTCCAGTCGCTCGGTATTCTCGTTGTGTGCAACGGCCTCGTACTGCTCGAGTCGCATGTGTAACTCTGCATTGATCTGGGCCATGTTTGAAATTATGGCGTTTTGTAACTCGATAATTTCCGCGTTACTCATTAGCTGCCACCTGCCCTTCGGCAGTTTCCAGCTCTGCGAGTTCTGCCTCGAGATCGTTGATCTGCTTGCGGTAGTCAATGCGGAGCTGTCGAGTCTCCTCATACTCCTCGTCAGTCAGCACTCCGTCGGCGTGTTTTAACGCCTTGTAATCTGTTGAAGCGAGGAGCTGCTGCAAACCTCTGATCTCTGACTCAATCTGTTCTCTGGTTCTCATGGCTTTGGCCTCCTTTCCATTGTTCTATAAACAGCCTATCAAATAGGCGGTCCATGCTTTGTAGTGTTCTGTATGCGTCCCGGTGTTCCATGCTGCCACGCCATGAAGCGTAGGAGCAGCGCACGTCGTCGAAAGTAAGCACACCGGCCTCGACGAGTTTCGCCTGCTTCTTTAGTTTGTGGCGCTCCCGGGTGATACTCTTGCGGCACGGTTTCTTTATAATTCGGCCGGTTTCAGTTATAAAAAACCGCGTTTTTAAGAATGTAAACCCGTGTTTTAGGTCTACGATCCGGGTTTTCTTCTCGTTGACAATAATGCCGAGAGAGGCATAAATCTCCCGGAGTTTTTCGAGACATTCCTCGAGATATTTAATATCTGGGTGTATGAGATAGGTGTCGTCTGCAAATCTGCCGTAGCCTTTGATCCTCAGCACTTCCTTCGCGTAGTGGTCGGCTTTATTTGGTAAAATTACCGCATTAAGCTGGCTTGTCTCGCTGCCGAGCCCGATCCCTATGTCTCCAAAAGCAGAAATAAAACTTTTTCCCAGCGATATGATCCTCGGATCGGTGAATTGCTGGTCGTAAATTTCAAAAAGCGCCTCGTGTTGAGCATTTGCAAAATAGTCGGAAAAGTCAATCAGTAAAATGCCGCCTTCACGCCCGTATTTCCTGAAATGCCGGCGCAAGTGAGTCGAGATCCTCCTGAGAGCGAAGTGCGTCCCTTTGCCTTTCTGGCTGGCACCGTTATCATAAATCAGGCAGCGTGTGAAGGTCGGGTATAGCACATTGGTACAAAATGACTTTTGCACGACGCGCTCGGAAAAGTGCACGCTTTTGATGTGTCGCAGCTTGCCGCGTTCGCATATATCAAAACAGATAAAACCGCGGCGTATATCTTTTCCGGCAAGCAAGTCGCTCCTTGTTGCCGAGATATTAAAAAGCAGCAAAGAGTTGTATCTCTGGACGCTCGCTTTCCACGAAACGCCTCGAGTTGCTTCTTTTGCTGCTTCATACAAAGAGTCGAGCGAGGCCACCTTCTCAAAATCATCATATTGCCCGATTTTGGCCGCCCGTTTGGCTGCTCTGGCCGCTTTTCTTCTTTGGTATCGTTGTTCTCGTCTTTCTTCACTTGTCACGGCTATTCTCATTTCTATAAAATTTTTACCCAGCACGGCGATCTTGCGTTTGTTAGCCGCATAGCGCAACGGGTATGAAACGCGGAGGACTCGCAAAAACTCCGCGCCATGCAAGCAGCGTCCACCCGGCGACGTCTGGGCTCTTATTTACGCCTTACGGCGAGGGTTATCTGCTCCTTCCTTCCACATGGGCGCTGGTTTCGTTTCCTACTCCGTCTGGCTCTTAGGTGGAATCAGACCGGCACGTGGAGCTCGTTGCTCGCGTTGTTCCAGTTGTTCGAGTTGCCGTTGTTGTTCACATTCACGCAGTTAGTAGAGGAGCCGCTCGTCACGGACGCCAGCCACCAGTTGCAACGGCCGCATAAAAACTAAACAGCAGATAACCCGAGGCGTTTATTTGCCTCTTATTTTCTCATTTTTCCTCCAGCCTTTCAGGTCGTCGATCTCTGTCTTTAACAGTTCGACAATATCCTCGAGGCTGCTCGCAGTAGCAGAGGGCACGCACCTGACAAGGCGGGCGAGCTTTCTTTGTAACTGGTAGCCGTTGTTTATGGCTCGTTGCTCGTAGGCCCTCCGCGCCTCCAATTCTTTGTCGGTTGTGGCATAAATTGAGTTTGCGGCGATCACGTTGTCGTTGAGTTCGTCAACTTTCGCAATAATATCCTGCCCGATCATATAGCGCCACTTTTTAGGGACGCGCGTCTGATCCATGATATAGAGCGTTATTTCGTCCTGCAGCTTCTCAGCATTTGCCACAACGTCAAATTTTGTCTTTTTACGGTTTCGGTTGTATACGTTACTCATTCTCTGCCTCCACATTAACCGGCTACACGGGGTAGCCGGATTTTATAAAATTATTCCTCGGCCTATGCCTCGTCAATTCGGAAGCAGACCGGCACGTGGAGCTCGCCGCTCGCGTAGCTCCAGCCGTTCGA